TAAGGGCTTAATAATAGCTTCAAACTCTTTTACTTGTTCATCCAGCTTATCTCTCATGCCTTGAGTAGCAGAGTTGTTAGGTACTTCAATGTCATCAGCTATTATGATGTCAGCACGAGAACCTGTTAACTGTGATGATATACCTAGTGACTTAACGGAGGGTGCGTGAGCAGCAGGTGCAGGACCAACATCAAAAGCAATCTTAGAGAATCTTTGATCACCTTTAGGTATAAGACCTTGAAGAACAGGGATGTCATGTATGATCTTAAGGGTGAATGTGGAGAAGTCATCAGCTCTGTTTTTAGAAGCTGACACTACAAGTATGTTCTTAGTAGGGTCTAGGAGGAGTTGATGTACAGCATAGGCACTGCATATCCAGGACTTACCTACACCTCTGAAAGCCATGATAACAGACCTTTTAGGACCGTCCTGCATATAGTCAGCAATGTCGTACTGAAGGGGTGTAGGATCAGGCAGGTTCAAGTGCTTCCAAACTAAATATAAGAAGTTACGGAAGTCCTTGAGTTGGTGAAGTTTAGATTCACTACTCATACTCTCTTAGGTGTTATTACAGTTATTACTATTTAACTTTAGATTTTAAATCAGAGTCTTCTTCAAAAGGCAGTACTACATTTAAAAGATCATTGATTGGAGTGTCTTTACCTGCTGCAAGAACAATCTCGTTATCTTTAAGAAGTTGTCTAGCACCGTTAAGTATTGAAGGATTGAACTCTCCTGTGTCGTGCATCTGATCTATTGCAGCCCTGTAGCTATCTGCTACATAACCTTGTAAGTTACCTAGTTCTTCAAATGTCTTCATATATTATAGTTTTAACATTGTTATTATAAAAGTACAAGAAAAAGGGGAGACCCCACAAATGTGAGACCTCCCCAATAACATCTTATTATCTTGTATCTAAACCAAAAGATTAAGAAAGAGCAGACTCAAACTCAGCAACTGTTCCTAACTCAGTACCATTGTGGTATAGGTTAGCATCAAGGTCAGCAAGAGCAGCAGAGCCGTCTGTACTAGAGATGTCAGTAGCAGCAGCAGTTGCAGAAGTTGTTAAGACTTTGAACTTGTCATCACCTTCATCCCAGATAAGAGCAACATTATCTTCAGAAGAACCACGCTCAACGATGAATCCACCGTCATTAGAAGCATTAGTACCGTCAGCAGCACCTTTAGAAAGATTCATCAAAGAATCAGCAACATCAATGTTAGTAGTGCTAATCGAAGTAGTAGTACCATTAACAGTTAAGTTACCACTGAATGTAGCGTTAGCAGCTGAGATGTTACCGCTGAAAGAAGCAGAGTTACCGTCAGAAGCCAATGAACCAGCTTGAGTCTGTAAGTTACTAATGTCAGTATCGTTAGAAGCAACATTGCTTTGAAGTGTAGAAATGTCACTGTCATTCGAGCTAACATTTGACTGAAGCGTTGCTATATCAGAGTCATTGCTTGATACATTACTTTGAAGAGTAGATATAGCACTAGCGTTTGTAGATATGTTGCTTGTGTTAGTGGAGATGTTACTTGCGTTAGTAGAAACGCTTGAGCTAACAGTTGAGATTTCTCCGTCAACATAAGCCTTAGAGGCAGCGTGAAGATTAGCTGTAGGAGCACCACTGAGTGTCAAAGCACCAGTCATTGTTCCTCCTGCAAGAGCTACTTTTTTATCAAGCTCTACTTTTGTTTTTTGACCCAGTTGGGTAAGTAAGGTAGACATAATTAATTATATATTTTCTATGTTAGTATTGTATGTGAGAGTATTTAGAAATAGTATTACAAACACAAAGGAAAGTTGTCAAGATTCAGACTACTAAAAGATCACCTGCTTCTGTTGTTAGATTGTCTCCTAGTTCCGTAAGTAGTTTAGTAGCAGGTGTTAAGATGTTACCTAAAGATAATATTTTCCAATCACTACCGTTGTCAACAGCTATACAAGGGCTTCCATCATCCCCATCAGATACAAAGATAACTGTACCACTAGCACCTGCATTGGGCAATGATGAAGAAGTATAAGACCCTAATTCAAAGAGTTGTGATATAGATAGATCACCTGATATAGTACCACCAGATGTGTTAAGCTTGGTATCTAGTTGAGTCTTAACCTTTTGTCCAAGCTGTGTAAGTAATGTACTCATGGTCCTGTTAAAGCATCTACGAAGTCATCGTAATCTCCAACCTCTGCTTCTCTAGCGTCAAGGAAGTAAGGTAAAGAGTTCCAGGCAGTAGTACCGTCTCCTATCTTTATTCTGTTTCTATCAGAGTCCAGTTCAATTCCTATCTCACCTTCAAGCAAGACAGGATTAGCAGTAGACCACTCAGTAGCTGTTCCTCTTCGTAATTGTATTCTTTTAGTAAAATTAGGCACTTGCTCCTCCTCCGTCAAAAATATCTTCTTCTTGTACCACAGCACCACCACCATCAAGGGTAACAAAGAATGGATCACTCTCTAAGGATTCCACCTGTGTTTCCAAAGTTTCTGCTTTTTCTTTATTGTCTGTAGCTATAGCACCAGCAGACGCAGCGATAGTACGCTGTTGAAAAGTAAGTGGGTGGATACGAACTACAGGTCTTCTAGGCATCTGTTAACACTTCCACCTTCTAAGGGCTAAAGCTTTTCTAGTTGGTCTACCTTTAGAATCTTTCATTGGTCCTTTGACACCTGACATCCTTGCACAGAAAGACTTCTTTCTAGGACCACCGCCAGGTTGAGGGGCTTTTAGATTAGAACCTGTAGCTCTGTTATACTTAGCTCTACCTTTAGCAGTGAGTCCACCTTTCTTAGACTTCTCACCTCTACCTAGAGATAGTGATACACTCCTAGCCATTACTTCTTTTTCTTAGGAAACCCACGCTTCATGTTAGCGTATGCTTTAGGGGATATAGTTGACTTCTTCTTGCTACGGCTAATGCCTAGCTTTCTTCTTTTATTTATGTTTTTATATAAGCTCATCTTTTCATTAACATCTCCATTAGACGATCCAGTTTAGTATTAATTTCTTTTACACTTGTTTCTAATCCACTCATGCGGTTCTCAACAGCAGTATCTCTTTCACTTTGAGCAGCTAACTCCACCTCTATCCTAGTTAATCTTTTCTCATCGTTATCTAACCTGTCAGTAAGTTTCTTAATCATCCAACCTATAACAGCTAGAATAACACCAAGAGCAGTATCAAGAAAGTGGGAGAGTTGTTCGGTCATAAAGCTGATATGATAAAGGCTAAGAGTTCATCGTATCTGATACCTAATCTAGTAACTGTATTACCTTCTTCATCCTCAAAAGTATCTGAGCAGAACAGTCCGTATTGAGTAGCATCTAATCCTTCAGCAGAGAAAGCATCTCTAACATCTTGTGCTATAACACCGATGTGTTTTCTTACTTTACCTTTGAATTTAAACTTTCTTACTAAACCTTTACAAGTTTGTGCTACCCTTTTTTCAGCTTCAGATAGCTCTTCTATCTCTTCCTTTTCATTTCTATCTGAAGTATTGATACCACCAGACCCAACATATACAGTATCCCATCTATTAGAAGATAATCCTAAATCTGTCTTATTATCAAATGTAGGATACCAAGCACCTGATTCTAAACCTGATCCACCGTTAGAGTTTTGTAGTCTTACCCCTATCTGATCGCCTTGGTTAAAAACCATTTGTAAGTAATTATTTACAGAAGATAGATCAATGTTTATAGAATTGCTAAAACTCGTTCCACCACCTGATTGACCCACCAACTGAATAATGGCAGAATTACCTGTGGTACTATTATTTCTAACAAATATTCTAGCATCACCACCAGGATTGTCAGAAGAAAACTGAGCGTTATTACCTGTTCCTGTAACATTTAATTTAAAACCACCGCTAGCAACTGCACCTATTCCAACATCTGTATTTACATTAAAAGTAGTATCTGTAGAACTTATCTTAGCAGCTGTAACAGCGTTGTTGGCTATCGTCAGAGCAGTAGCACCTGTAACATCTCCTGTGTGTGTAGCATTAGTAACCTTAGCTGTGTTAGCAGTAACAGCAGAGTTATTAGCTACTTCAGTATCAAAGTCTGTAATGTTAGAAGCAGTGTGAGTATGTGAAGCAGCTGCGAAGTCGCCTGTATCAGACGCAGAAGCTGTACCTAATGTAGGTTTGTTAAGGATAAAAGCATCACTATTCGTATCAGACTCTGTCCAATTAGCTTGTACATTAGCCTCACCAGTCCCTGCACTGCCTGTAGAAGCAGCTGTGATTCTTCCTTGTTGGTCTACAGTTATATCAGCATTAGTATATGAGCCAGGAGTAACAGCAGTGTGATCTAGTTTATCAGCAGTAACAGCATCATCAGCAATGTTAGCAGTTCCAATAGGACCACCTGCAACACCTGTAGCTAGAGTAGTAGCAATCTCAGCGTCAACATAAGATTTGTTAGTTGCATCAGCAGTTGCTGTGGGAGTAGCTAGACCTGTGATCTTATTGTCCCCCATAGCTAAAGCACCACTCATAGAATCACCAGTCTTATTGACTTGGTCAGCATCACCTGCATCTACATAAGTTTTATTAGTTAAGTCAGTCCCACTAGAAGGTGTAGCAGAGGAAGTAACTTTATTACTACCCATACTTAGATTACCACTCATTGTGTCTCCTGACTTAGCTACTTTCAAAGCATCCCCAGCAATCCTTGCAGTCTCTTCAGCATCTACATCTGCAATTCTAGCAGTTCTTTCAGTTGCAATCTCAGTGTCTACATAGTTCTTAGTGGAAGCATCTTGTGCTGCTGTAGGATCAGCTAGGTCAACTATCTTAGCTAAGTCAGCTTCAAAGTTACCATCAGAGTTCTTGGTCATTACATTCTTACCACTACCCTCTTCAATTTCTTCATTTAGGTATAGGTTATGAAGGTAAGCACGGTCTAGTTCTACTTCAGTAAGTACACTACCATTTTCAAAGTCCACAAGAGCTGTACTAGCGTTACTATCTCTCTTAATTCTAAGTCTAGCACCAGTTTCAGGAGCAGTAGTAAATCTTATAAGGGTAGCAGGAGATGTTATGATAGTGTAATTTGATGATGCTACAGTATAAAACTTACCTCCTGGAGACTCTGAAGTTGAGTCATCTAACTGTACAATTACATGGGAATCGTCAAGATAAGGAAAAGGAAAATCAAAGTCTACTTGACCTGACCCAACTATGTGGTCTTTGTATGTTTGAATGGTACTCATAGTAATCTATTATTAATTTGTTTGTTGTAAAAGTTCAAGCACTTAGTCTAAGGCAACAGGAGCATAAGGAGTTTTACCTATTAATTCTTGCAGCTTTGTATTCGGTTGTGTCTTTTTATACTCTTCTACAGGCATCTCTGATGTAATGCGTTTTAATTGCTCTGCATTAGGTGTAGAATACAATAACTCATTTCTTATTGCATTTTCATCTTCTTGTTCTATTAACACTGGATACTCATCTTGAAGCTGTAAATAAGCATCGTTTCTATATAGAGTTAATTGATTATTTAAATCACGCAACCTTTCATCTACTTGTTTAAAACCTTCAGGTGCTTTATTAGGGTTCAGTTTAACATCATCAAATTGTCTCGCTAAATCCACAGTAGCTTGCTTTACATTTAGTCCGTCAATTTTAATTGTTTGGTAAATTTGCTGCCATCTTTCAAAAGCATCCACACGAGTTTCAGGATGTATTATTTCTTGTAAATCTACACCATCCTTTACTGTTGAACCTCCATTAAAGTTATACTCTCCATCTAATTCTAAAGCAATAGCCCAAGCAGCGTTTCGTACTTCTTTGTCGTCTTTTAAGTTTATACTTTTTAACTTTTCTTTATTAAAACTTCTAAAACCTTCTTCGTCAGTATCTACATAATCATCAACATTCATTATTTGTTTACTAACTTTAAAAGGATTCAAAAGACTAAAAGCTTTCAGTTTATCAGTTTTATGTAAAGGTTGTGGGTCTCCAAACATATCACGGTATGGCGGTACTTCTTTAGCTATACCTCCTATACGCTTTCCTAAAAGTTGTAACATATTATCGCTTCGTCTTCTTACTTCATCAGTAGCCATAGACATAGCGTTCATAGCGGATGGCACTGCAGAACCAAACATACCTCTTATAAGTCTAGCCCTTTTAGCTTCTATTGCTTCCTCTGATTCACTTGTTATTGTAACGAGTTCAATTGCACTTGCTAAGTTTTTAAAATAAGATTTATTACCTATATTATTAGAGACAACAAGTTGCAATATAGCTAAAGCAGACATAGCTTCTTTTCTTTGTGCCATAGTACCTTTAGAAAGAGTATGCACATCCGCTACTATGT